GCCTGCTGCACCACGTACTTTCCGAACTTGTCAAGCACTACCTGTATGCGCTCCTCCCGTGTCATTAGCAAACGCTTATCTCGGTGTTAGCAAGCAACACGTCAATGTTGGCAGTCCATCCCGCAAGCAAGTTCTCAAAGCGCTCCAAGAACGGAGTGCAGGTAGGGTTGCCATCTAATTGGTACAGGTCAGAGTACAACGTGCCTCTGCGTAATTCTTGCACCACATCGTTGATTACTGCGAGTTGGGTGTTGAGTATGTCTTGCACGTTAGAAGTGCCGTAGAACGGCTCTGCTTGCGCTCGTGGGTTCTCTTTGGTTTCATCTACCAAGTCCATACAAACGAGGCTAACGCTCATCCGTACCACCTGACCTTCAAAGGTCGCTTGGTTTACGATGATATGGCTCAATGGGAAGATGGTCTGCTTGTTTAAATCCACATCAAACAGGTCGCCCGTAGTCACTACGTTGACTTGGCTATGTGCCTCAAGGGTGTCCTTGAGCTTGGTGGTAATGTCGTAAAACTGCCTCATCGTATTGATTGTTTAATTAAGTCGCTTTCAACTTCTTGCTTTTGCTTTTCAAAGGTGAGGAACTGAAGGCACTCGTGTAGCTCCAATTTAGTGACTCCTCCAAACCTTCTAATATCTCCTTGAGCGAGCTGATAGATGGTAGAGTACCATCCCCATCGCTTAGCAAATTGGGCTTGCCTGCTGTACTCGTTTTCTGATTCTCCTTCTCCAAATAGCTCAGGGTAGCCTGCAACAACTCGTTCCCTAAACGATAAAAAAAAAGCGAGGCCGCCATTACCACATCCATCGGAGCTTGCTTCATCAGCCCTGCGTATTTGCTTGCTGACTCGTATGGCTCTATCAGGTATCTATCGCCTACCTGCTTGGTGATTGGTCGGTACAATACCGCCATCGTATTGTGTAGGTTTTGGATGTCTTGGATGTAGGTGTCAAGGTCAATGAACTCACCATAGGTGATATTGTCCAATTCAGGGATGAAGCCGAACTCTTGTTTACCGATGGTGAACGTGGTCTTGAGTTTTGGCTTCTCGTTGAGCATCTTGTAGATGTGGCTCGTTACGTGGCTCACATCCTTGACACGCACGTTGGGAAGGTCAGCAAGAGGCAGTCCGCAGAATATCTCAAGCATCTTATGGGTAAGGAACTCCTCATCGCCTTCTAACTTCACGAAGCGTTGGTATTGCTCAAGCGTAATCTCGCTCAAGGTGGTTGGCACATTGACCTTTAGTTCCATCAATAAAATAACCTTTAGAATTTAACGTATGGCATACCGCCCGTAGTTCGGCTTGGATAGCTTGTTGTATGTTGCGTAGCGCATTGCATCTATGGCGTGGTTGAATGCGTCTATGGGTTTGTTTAAGAGGTTGCCGTTCTTGTCCTCTACCCATTTGTAGTTCTGCATTTCTTTGATTAGGTTGTTGCTTCGTGGGGTAACGAATAGCTTGTGTCGTTTCAGCACGTCAATACCCACTATAACGCTATCTGCGCCCTTCTGCGTGGGTTTTACGTTCCATCCCATACGATGCAACTCCTCAATAGATTTGGGTTCAGCAGAGTCAGCAAATACCTCCGTGCGCCTGTCAAGGTTTAGGTCTTTGAGTCGGTTGCTGATGTCGGGGTTGGTTAGTCCCGTTTGGTAGATGAGTTCATCAGCGTATAGGTTATCCCCCGATTTGTAAACCGCAACAAGCGAGGTCGGGTCGTTGGTGTAGCCAAAGTCCATTCCGTAGGCGAGCAGAGTTGCGTCTGATGGTATTTCATTCATCCCAAATTGGAAGATGGTAGCACGACTCATACCACGCTCACCCAAGCCATAGATACGCCAATAGTCCTCATCGGTTGTTGCGAGGCGTTCAATCTCCGCTACGATGGAGGCATCTAAGAACGGATTATCCTTGTAGGTACTTTGTATGTACGTTACATCATCACGGGTTAGTAGCCTGTCGTATATCCAATGGAACGCATCAGATGGGTTGTAGTCAATCCATATCTTGCCCGTTGTACGAACCAACAACTGAAAGAAGTCCTCCCAAGAAAGCTCGTTAGCCTCGTTGCAGAATAGGTAGTCACGTCTTGCTCCTCGTTTCTTCTGCGGTTGGTCAAGCGAAATGAACTCAAAGAGGTTGCCGTTGAGGGTGTAGGTGTAGTCAGACTTGTTATGGCGTGCCTCATCGTACAGTTCCATATTGCGGAGTATCTCAAAGAAGTCCCTGTATGCGGTCATCTTGAGCGATGGCAGCGATTTGCGCACAATAGAAAAGACCTTACCCTTCTCTTGCATTGCGATGACAATAAGCATCTGCAAGATGGAGTAGGTCTTGCCTGAACGTGAGCCTCCCTGATTGACTACTATCCGTGTTGGTGCGGTGTAGTTCTTCTCAAAGAGTTCACTTGTCTTGACTTGCAGAACGGACAATCTCTACTTTGATTTGGGTGAGTTCATCTGCTGCTTCGTGGGAGTTCTCTACCCGTGCGAGCTTGGGTGTCGTGTACTCCGCCATCTTGTTCAACAGGTCAAGTGCGCCCTTCGGGTCATCAGCAGCCACCTGCGTCAGCCATAAGGTCATATTCTCAAGGTTGGCTTCAATGAGGTTTTGGAACGCCTCACGTATTTTGTTGGTCGTTTTGTTTGCTGCTCCCTTTGGTTTGCCCGCAGGGTTGCCGCTTACTCCTTTTTCAAATGGCATTGTATGGAATTGTATAATTCAACTAAATAACCCTTTTTGATAGGTGGTGGTTGTGGACTGCCTTCAGCATCTCCTTGTGTTGGGTCTTGTCCCCGAATGCGTTGTGGCATTTGCGGCATAGCCCCATCAGGTTTTCTATGGTGTCCGCCTCTTTGCTGCCACCCATACCACGTGCCTCAATGTGGTGGATGTCTACGGCCTGTGCTTGACATACTTCGCAAGGAATCCAATCGGTTGTATCATAGCCCATCCCCTTCAGATAGACCTTTGTGTGATTCTTCATTTTTTGTAGAGCCAACAATCGTCAATGAACGTGGCGTGGGGTAGCAGCTCATCTACTGCTTGAATCACTCCTCTCCAATTTTCGTGGTAGTCATCTCCTGCTATGTAGCCTCCCTTCTTTACTTTGGGCAGCCATAGCTTGATGTCCTCTTTCACGGCCTCGTAGGAGTGGTCAAGGTCTATGAATACCACATCAAGAGATTCGTTGGCGAACTTCTTTGCTGCGGTCTTGGATGTTGCTTTAATGGCCTTAAACTTGCGCTCACCCATATTCTCCAAAAATAGCTTGTAGATGTCTTTGGTCTTTGCGAGCTTGTAGTACGAGTCAATGTACTCTGCCGTGCCTTTGAACGAGTCAATGATTGTGATTTGTTGGTGTGTTGCTTGGTCGCATAGGTAGGCAGAGGACTTGCCTAACCACGCTCCAAGTTCTACGAACGTGCCGCCATCAGGGACTTGCTTTAGCAGGAAGTCGTATGCTGCTTGGTGGTTGAACCACCCTTCAATGTCTTTGTAGTTTTTCATCGTAAAGCGTTATAGTAACAAAGGTAAGCATCTACGCAGATGAGCGTTCCTTGTTCGGATGCTGCTTTGGCAAACATCCCATCCCCCTCGTAGATTTTCTCAAAGCGTAGCTTTGGTATATGGTATGGCTTGAACATAAAGCAAGCGGTGTCTATGTTACCTACTCTTGGTTGGTCGGTAGGGCGTAGCCTTCCTTCTTGTCCCCACGTTACGATTGTAGAGTCAAGGTTGTGGATTGTTGACCATTGCTCGTTAAACTTCGGATGTAGGATGTTATCATCATCAAGAAAGTAAACCCAATCCTCTTGTGTGAATTGGTCTTGGTAAAGGTCAAGGAACTCGTTGCGTAGCGGGTGTCCCCAATGACCTGTTCGCTTTGAGTAGTGCGTTACGTTTGCACCTGTTGCTTCCTTGAAGTCGCAATTTGCGTCCATCATCACAACCCACGTTGCCCATTCAGGAATGTGCTGCTTGATGTACTTGAGGTTTTGTGGGCGTGAGCAAGGGGTTACAATGTAAAGCATCGCAGTTCGTTTATTTTGTCCATTGTGTAGTCTTGCACGTACTCGTATAACGAATCCGCAAGGTCTTGGACTTGGTTAGGGTTTTCGTTTAGCCTCTTGATTGCTCCTGCCCATTCGGATGGGTGGTTGATTGCAATGCAGTTGTCTTTGGTGATATAAGGCGTGTAAGGTTGCGTGTTGCTCACTACGAGCGCACACTTGCTGAATCCTGCCTCAAGCATCTTTAGATGCGATTTGCACTTAGCAAACTCCGAACCTACCAAAGGCACAAGGCTCACGTCAAAGAAGTCATACAGGCGATGGTATGAGTTCGGTGGGAAGGTGTTGAGCTTGTATGGTGCTTTCATCATTTCGGGGTAGCCATCCACATCAGCAACAAACGCTTCGTACCCCGTGAGGTCAATGGTAGATGCCTTCACATCCGCTTGGTGATGGTTGCCTCCGATGTAGCCGAAGCGCATCTTTTCTGATGGCTCTCGGTTTATCTGCCAAGTGGGTACGCTAATGGCGTTGGGGATGATTCGGATGTTGGTGTTGTACTTCTTCACCTTTGATGCGAGGTGCTTGTTGGTTACCCATACCTCGTCTGCTGCTTTCATAGAGCGTATGATGCGCTCTTTCATTTGGCTGCCGAAGAATCCATTGAGAGGATGGTTAGGAGGTAGTACCCACCAATCATCATTGTCTACGATTAGCTTGATTCCCTCCTTACGGCAGAGCTTCACGAAGTCGGCAAACGGCTCAACAGGGAACGCACGGCTTGCGAAGATGTGTGTGACCTTTGCCCACATATCAGGCTCAACATCCGTAATCTTCTCAATGAACATTACATCTGCCTCTTGATGGCATATCAGAGGAGCGAAGACTCGGTGATAGGTTACTCCCGAATTAGGCTTATGAAAGGCCACTACAAACGGCCTACTCATAGTGTTCGCCTGTGTTGCCGTTCTGCCCGATGATGTCCATCCGTTTGTTCATCTCTTCCTCGTTACGCTCCCACTCACGTTTAGCGTAGCGTTCAAGATACTTCACCCACATACGAGCAGCTACTGCTTGGCGTTGGGGTTTGAACGGATAGGTGCTGCGTAGCCGAGCCATTGCGATACGCATAAACTGCTCTCTCATAGGGTTAGTTCGTTTTCGTTTAGGATGCGGTGTAGGGTGGTGCGAATCTTCTCGTAGGTTTCGTGTTCCATATCAGGCATTGAATCAGGAGCGTACTTTGTTAAAGCTCGCAGTTCGTTATCCATTACCCACGCAACGTACTTCCATTTAGCACCATTGATTGCATCTTGGAATTCCTCTTGCTCATCGGGTAG